GTCTGATGGGTCTGCCTATGATGCAGCCTTCCAGATCCTGAAAGCTGCCGTTAAGGATCACGACGCTGGCCACGACCCCGGTGCACGGTATCGCAACATCAATGGGCGCATCGTTGCAGTGCCGGAAGTGTCCCCCTGCCCGTGTGATCAGGAGCGTTAACTGAGCCGTTAATCTTTGTCGGCCGGGCATTTAAGGTGTCCACTGTGGACACCTTTATTTTTTATTAAGCTTTTCGTTAATATGCAAACTTTATAAATTTGCTTCCCTGTTTGTGCGCTTCTACCTTTTCCAGTGCTCGCGCACGAACAGCCGGTGATGCTGCATTCATGCAATCGTAAGCTTCCATAATCTGAGATATAGCGTTTCGGTCATTTACATAAGTACTCATTTTATAATCGAACTGCGCATTGTCTCCTTTAAATCTGTATGTAACCTTTTCTGCTTTGATGGATTTTTTCAGCATTGAGATTTCCTGCTCATCTGCAATATCATCACCAAGCTCCCAGACGTAAGCATTGCCAGAAAAAATTTCTTTTACAACTTTTTCACTTTTCTTGGCTCTGTCGATTTCTTTCTTGTAAACTTCTCCGTCCACTGAATAAACTATTTCGTCCCAGAAAATCCAGTTTTTTGCGTAATAAGTGTACATCAACCGTAACGGTTGAACATTATTATCAACAACGCAAAAATACGGAAGAATAAAATTTGTCTGATTCAGTTTTGGGTAATCCTTCCAAAAGAAAAAGTCCACGTTTTCCACGTCATCATGTTCGCGGTAAACCGTATTGTTTAACTTCTCGGCAAGTGCATCCACCTGAAGATCTTCCAGTTCTTCCTGATACAATTTCAGCTTGTCGTAGTTAGAAACCATCGACTGCCATTCTGTCGGCATGGAATTGAAAGCCGCCTGTGCGTTATTGATTGCAGTCTCACTTTCCAAAGTAACCGGGGCAATCTGGCTGATCAGTGCTTCCACTTGCTCCGGGGTTACAGCATCATTCTGAGCATCGATAAAATCATTTTCCGTTGGTGCGTTTTCCGACATGACAGCTTTTGCGGCCGTTACACGCTCTTCAACAGTGGCGCTTTGCAGTAGGTTATACAGGTTGATGATGTCTGTCATGCCTTGTCGGCTTTCGCTATCAATGATCGTGGTCTGCGTTCTTTGTGTACCGTTGACCTTTGCGCCGTTGAAACGCAAATATGCAGTGTCGGCGTTCAAAATGCGGCTCAGGCAGTCCATATCCTCATCGTTCCCGCCAAAAGATACGCCTTCATAAAAAATCTGGTCATCGGGATAGTATTGGCGTGAAACTTTTTTGAATTTATAATTCGTCTGACTGGTATAATTATTGTATTCGCCAATCAGAACGTCTACATCGTTCCAGTAAAAATAGCCCTCGGTATCCTGAGATGTGAAGCTCATACCAAACCAGACAGTTTCACCGTTTGAATACACATACGGCATCATGTAGCTTTTGTTATTGTCTACTTCGTAATTTTCATAAGCGGATTCAAAAAGCCAGATGCCATCCTCGTATGATACATCAATGTTAGCCAGCGCATCTTTGATTGCCTGCACTTTGTCGGCGCTTTCGTCATTCTGCTGTGCAAGCACCGCAAAGGGAACGTCCCCGGCGGGGCTGGCGGCCAGCGCAGGCAACGCTGTACCTGCCATCAAGGCTGCCACAAGGCTACTCGCCACTATAACTTTGCATTTTTCCACAATTTTCATTTGAAATTCCTCTTTTCTCTTGATTTTTAACGACAACAGTTGTAACATAGAATTACAAAATACAACAAAAAGGAGTGTTACTTATGCATGACGCTGAATTTCTTGCCTACCTGAAAGAGCATCCCGCACTGTGGGGCATTGTAATGAGCGTTTTGCTGGAGCATTCCGAAACCGAAGATGCTGCACAGGCGTCCTGAACCGGATGCCGCACAGGAAAGGAGTTTTATATGTTCGAATTTTTCCGCAAGAAGAAGTCGCCCGCTTATGAAAAAAGCTACAGATCCGGCCACGTTTCCTGCGCTATTGATGAAAACGATCTCAACAAATACACCATTGATTTCAAATCGTCTTGCTATGAAGACGACCTACCGGAAGTGGAACAGATCGTAGACGAGATCCTGCTGGAGATGAACAAAAACGGTGTAGACTTCGGGGTTGCCATGCAGGTGCCCTCGCTCTTGCACAAAAAGCTTACATCCTATTTTGATTGGTACCTTGCCAAAACTGCCGCAAAGACGGTGCCGTACTTAACGTATGATGGAGACGATCAGAGCGATGACGGAAACCATAAAGGCGAGAACTGACATTGTATTTGCAAAATGCATCTCGCTTTTACGGCGATCGATATAGCGCAAATACAATTTTCCGTCCGTGGTGATCTGATACACAGAGCTTCTTATCTCCATTTTTTCCAATTTGACTTTTGTCTCGACAAGCTTTTTCTCGTACAGCGTTTTTACTCTTTCTGTCCACTCGGCGGTCTGATCCACCGATCCTTGTGCTATCACACGCAGGGTGTTCAGCTCGTCGGTGGATAGCACCAGCTGCTCAAAATCCATTGCGGTCACTCTTCCTTTGCTTTTCCGTTTTTTAGCACAGCCAGCGCGGCGGCTTTTGCGGCTGCGCGCGCTTCCGGCGTTGCATTTTTATAGGCTGCTTCCACATCAGCCCATTCCCATTGGAGCCCGTCCATCCCGGCGGGCTCTTTTTTTGTGCCCATAAGCTCTTCAACGGTAATGCCAAAGTAGTCCGCGATCTTTTTGCGGCTTGCCACCCTAGGAAGTGAACCGTTTTTCCAACTGGTGACCGCAGACTTATTAAATCCAAGTTCTTCCGCCACATACGATGGATACTTTTCGATTTTTTCACACTCTCGCACGAAATTTTCCCAGAACAAAATTGTCACCTCCTTTTTGTCAATTTTGCCGAAAATCCAACTGTATGCAAATAACGTCTTTACAGTTGGATGTAGTTGGATTATAATATAACCATACCGAGCGGCTGACCAGAAGTCCCCATACTCTCCGATCGCCGCCGGTACTTCACAGGGCTGCCACGCAGCAGGGGCTCTTCCCCCACACCGTCCTGTTGATCAGGTGCCTATGCGCGGGCACCGGGTGCAAGAAGCAGAGGGTCGCGCGTACCTTCCGATCTGCTTTCTGCCCTAAACCCAAAAATATTGCCAAGAGTAAAAATGATAACCGCAATATCATTTTACACCATCTTGTATGGCTTGGCAATGTTTTTTGCGGGAAAACATGAACAATTGTGCGCAAGCGAGGTGAAAGAATGAAACGGACGACCGTTACGCCTGAATGGATGGGCGAAGTGAGAAAACGCATGAAAGTAAACAACATGACCAGCCGCGATCTTGCGGCGGCGTGTGGCTGGAGCGAAAGCGTTGTGCGCAAGTACATCAATGGCTTGTACTATAACGATAACCCCCGTGCAGACATTGAGATTGCGCTGAAAATGAGGTGACGCGGATGTTGGCTTATCTGATGTGCTTTATGGCAGGCTGCTGCCTGACGGTGTTTTTGCTTATCTGCGCCACAAAGCCGCCCCGCAAAATGCTGGGGGTCTGGCTGGCGTATTTTGGCTTAATTATGGCGCTGGCATGGCGCATAGGAGGTTTGATGGTATGAGAAGTTGTGCATTTATTTTGGCTGATCTGATGGTCGCCCTGGGCCGTGACCCCTACCACGCAGCCTGCACCGAGATGTGGCTGATGGTGATGATCATCGCGCCGGCGCTGGTGCTTGCCCCTTACCTGCTGTGCTGCTGGGACGAGTACATGCGCGCCGAGAACGCCCGGAGAAGTGCGGCGCGGAAGCGGATCTATGAGAGGGCACGGAACCATGAGTGATGCTATCCACCGCTGCGAAATATGCGGCGCGGTGCTGCCGGAAAGCGCCGGGAGCAACAGAAGATTTTGTGATGCGTGCCGCAAGCTCAAAAGAAAAGAGACTAACCGCGTTTGCAATATGCGGCGCAAGGGCACTTACTGCGAAAATCCGCCCGTTGTGCGGTATTGCAGCGTTTGCGGCAAGGCGCTCCCGGCGGGGTCTTCTCCGAACCGTAGGTACTGCCTTACTTGCGGCGAGAAGATACATCTGGAAGCTGCACGGGAACGTGCCCGGCGGTTGCAGAAGGCAAAGCCGAAGACTGAAAAGCCCGCGCCGCCCCAAAAGGATGCACCGAAGGAGAAGCTTTCTCGCGGCAGGCACCGCAAGGTAGACAAGCCCTGCAAAGAGTGCGGCACAATGATGTACGGCGTAGACCCCGGCAAAATGTTTTGCGATGCCTGTAAAAAGCGCAGATACGGAAAGGGCGGCGCGGACACCGGCACGCAGCCCGGCATTATAAAACCCAAGGAAAAGCCCAAAACCAACCACGACCTGCTCGTGGATGACAACGCTGCTGCCGCAGCGAAGGGCATGAGCTACGGCCACTTCAAGGAGTGGCAGCGCAGACAGAAGGAGTTGAAGGAACGTGGCGAAATCTAATAGACCCGCAGCGTGGCATGAGAGCTACGCTGCTATATTTGGCCGATATGGCTGCATCCGGCTGACTTTGGAGCAGGTCAGCGTATGTATGGGCATCCCGGCACGGTATGTGCGCAAGCGCTACCCGGAAGGCTGGTCTAACATGGCCGGGCAGGAAGGCTCCGGCCGCGGCAACACCATCCGGCTGGACACCCTGCTGGATCAGGAATTTGGTACTTACTGAGGAGGGATTGTTATGGAAGAACTTGGAACACCGTTTGTTTGCACTGTGAACGCTGATGGCTCACCGGATTTTACTTTAATGCCTGACCCGCCAAAAGATGCTGATCGCAATTTTTCCCCGGCGGGCAGGCTGATCGACCCGGAAAAGGCAGATCAGATGGTGAAGGACAGCGTGGATCGCGGCGCACCGACCCGCGAGATCGCCACTGCAAGCCGGTATCTGATGCTGGCTGCCATGAGCATCTGCAACGACAGCATGAACGCCTTTGAACACTATCTGGATGCAAGCGAGGACTACCAGCGGGAGAACGCAGAGTACATGGTGCTGGATGGGCGCAAGGCCGCTGCACAGATCCAGAGCATCCTCGGCGTTATGTCTGAGCTGGAGGGGCTGGAAGAGCATTAAGACTTTTTGGAGGCGGCGCAAAATGGCAAGCAAGAATGGAATGCGTACTCGCGAGCGGATCTGCTATCTGATAGGCAAGTATCAGTGCCGGCTGGAAGATGAACGCATCTCCGACCGGGAGAAAAAGATCTTCGCGGACGTTCTGGAAGATCTCCGGCATCTTCTGGAAACGGCAATGCAGGAAGGGCTTCAGAGCTAACTTTCCGGTTTTACACCAATGGCGGCAGGTGGGTAAACAAAAGCCGCTGCCATCCCCTTTAGGCCGCCGAAACATTATTTTGTGTTTTGCGCCTATTGTGACAAGATGTGTGGATTGGGACCACACGGGACCCCGGCGGGCCTTGAGAAGCCGGTAATGTGCAGATAGCAGCACTAGTAAAAAAATCCGCAACAACCTACTGCGTCAAAAGGTGGGTGACTTTGTATCCGTAAGACTCGCACCCGGTAATAAACAGTTGAAAAGTAGTGTCGGTGACTGCTGGAACATAGACAGCCTTCCGATGGCGGCAGGAAGTAAAACAAAAGCCGCTGCCAGCGCAATGCGCAGAACAAAACTATGGAGGTATGTATTATGATCCACGAACGTAAAAGCGGGCATTTCCGCCGCCAGTACAGCGCACAGGCCAAGAAGGCCGGCGAAGCCATGATGAAGGTGATGCGGGACTTTGCAGAGCCGCTCAGCGTGCAGGACGCGCGGGATGCGTGCACCTTCTGCCGCAACATCTTGGAAAGCCAGGTGCGCGGATGCCCGTACAATGACGCAGCGCTGGAAGCGGAGGAGGATCTGGATGCGGTTGCAAACGCTGATGAGCCCGATGCCTAAATCCCCCACCTACGAGGAGACCGCAACCGGCTACGCCATTGCCGCTATGCGCATGGCAGAGCTGCCGCCGGATACCATCCAGCAGGTGGTTGCGGAGATGCGCGTTATGATCGACAAGTATTCACTGGCAGAGGCGGCGCAGATCGCCACCTCCAGCCCCTACTGATGGAGGTGGTAAGGTTGGCAACGCCAAAAGCTTCCGGGCGCGGCAGGCCCCAGAAGAGCGCTTCTGCGGCTGTTTGTGCCCCAGACGTCAAGTTTCCCGTTGAAGTGCCAAAAGCCCCGCAGACAGTCCCGCAGGCGGTCTCAGTGCTGATTAAGGCCATCAGCGAGGATGCAATCAAGCTGAAACTGCTCCCCGGCGCCAATGCCGTGCGCGATATGATGGACAAAACCTTTGGCTCTGCCGGGTGGACTATGCGGCGCTATTTTGCCGATGGGCGGCTGTGGTGTCAGGTGGGCGTATACTGCCCGCAGGAGCGGGAGTTCGTGTACAAGGACGCGGGCGGGCTTTCTCTCCCCTGCCGTGACCCGGCTCTAATGCGGGAAGTCACCAGTTTTGTGTCCGCTGCCTCCTTCTGGGGTGTCGGCAGGGACGTGATGGAGCTGGACGACATTGTGCTCAAGAGCACGCAGGTTCCCATCGTCAAAGATGACAAGGGCACTTGTCGGCTGCAGACCAGCCTGAAGGTAGACCGTTTCGCCTACGATGACGCGGGCAGCATCACCATGGTGCAGTTCGTCACCGGCGAGGGTAAGAAAATCTTATGGCCAGAGGCGTGATCGGTAAGCTGCCGGTGGTATATGACCCGGTCGCCCGGCGGGTGGTCGTGGAAAACTCTGCGGAATTTGTGGAAACACAGATTCGGCAGAAGCTGGACGAGCTGGCGCACGGCAAGCCGCTGCATCTGATTTTGTCGGTAGACCTCGAACGCAAAAGCCGTACCCTGCCCCAGAACCGCATGATGTGGGCGCTGCTCACCATCATGGCGGACCACTACAACGGCGGGCGTACCGGCGGTGTGACCCCGGAGGACTGCT